GGCGCCCAACGGAAGAGTGCGTACACGCGGAGTTGTACCGAAGTGAAGCCTTCGGATAACATCCAATAAACATAGGACAATTGCTTGGGCGAGAGCTCCTGCCAGCAAGTTGGGAGAGTGACGGACAAAATAAAAGTTTCCATACCGCAAAGGTACGGAAACTTCCAAGAGGAGGAAAAGACACTACCACCAATAGCCGGTGGAGTTCTTTTCGTTTGAGAAGGACTGCTGCTCGTAGAGCTGCGCAGTGGTGGATGATGGCCATTCGGGGAACTCGTCAGGGTTCTTCCGAATAAAGTTGACGAGCGAAATAACTGACTCGTATGGGAACGGATTACCCTTGAGCAGTTCTATCTCGACAGAGCGAAGCCTACTGATAACATCGTGTTCGAGGCGGTTTGTATCATGGTGAAGCTGTTTATGGCGTAACCGGTCGTAGAGCGGCAGAGAGATAAACTTGTCAGCGAGTTCGTCTTCTATGCGAATGAGCGCGTCGTGCCAACGTTGGTATTGTTCCCATACGGAGGTGCCGGCACGCGATTGCATGAGCTCGACCAAGTCGAAGCGCGGGAAGAGCGTCTGCAAGAAGTAGAGGCCCTGGTCGGATTTATACCAGTTCATTCCGTTGCAATACGGAAGGTACGGTAGGAGCAGATCCAGGGAGCGGTCGCGCAGAGTAACGAGCGACGCTATCAATCGATCAACTCGGTCCTTGCTTGCAGGGGCGATGTTGGCGTTATTGACTATGCCGAAGCCGTTTGGCGTGAGAACCAAGTCAAGCGAGGGAATAGCCTGGAGAAAAGCGTCGGCCACGACGACTTGTCGGGCGAGGTCGAGCGCTTTCTGCCGCTCCTCCATATCGGGCAAGGTATTGAGCGAGGTAGGAGCAATGAAGTTCTCTGTCAACCACTGTTCAGCGAGGTTGATAAACGGGTGGATTTTATCGAACAACGAAGCCTCTCCAACTACCGTCTGTAGGGTGTTGGGGATGAAGCTACGCAGTTGTTCGTCGGAGGTGATGAGATAGGCCATATCAGTTGGTTTGGGTGGTTACTTGTTTAGCATCCTGGTGCTCGTCAAGGGTAGTGAGTTGTATGAAGGGGCAATCGACGGTGACATCTGTCCACTTGTTAAAGCGGATGATGATTTGGTGAGGGAGAAACAGCAGGTCGTGGTAAGGTTTCTGGAGGGCCTGGGCGATCGTGTAAAGTTCACGCTTGTCCGAGCCTGAGTTGTTCGACTGCGCTTTCCCGGGCACGGAGCCAACGAGATTAGAGTGGACACGCATGGTGAAGCAGATCATGTTGACGGCTTCCTGAATGTCGGACTCCCAATCTCCGCCCTCCTTGGAGTTGTCAATCTTATTGATAACGACATCGTGCTGCTCCTTACCGGTGGGGTCGATGTAGAAAGTGGAGAACCAAACCTTGCCCGCATTTTCGACGCCTGTGAGGAAGGAGATGATCTTCTGCTTTTCGAGGTTGACACGCTTCTGCTGCTCAACCTTGTCCGTGACGCCCTCAGCTTTGAAGATGCCCTCCCAATAGCGAGCACTGACCTCAATCTGGTATTTGATTGGGGCGGTATTTTTGAGCTTCGCCTCTTTGGCGACGCCAATAAACTGCTTGATATTATACCACTTGCCCTTGAAAAGAGCGGCATAGTAGGGAATAGGATAGTAAGTGCTGTCAGGGGTCGGGACGCGCGTGACGATAGCGAACTTACGATGTTTGGTGTGCTGAGAGATGCGCTCCTGCAGATCGGCCCACGGAGAGGCCATGTTGAGCAGAGGTATGTGCTCAATCTTGGACGCATCGGTAGCGCAGCGCCAGTTGTAGTATAGCACCTCCTGAATAGTGCCGGACTCGTCTGCCGGTGAGAGGCGGCAGTACATCACCTCTTTGCGCAGAATGCGTACAATCTCTGAGGCGTCCTGATTGAGGATGATAGTCGTTACACACCATCCGTAATGCTTGAAGTCTTGACACACTCCGAGGAAGTATTGGGCGAGTGAGTTATTGAGGAGAAACTCGTCCACCTTGTTCTTCACAGCTTTGGTGCAGACACAAGTGTTATAGACAAGTCCGGAGCCATAGCAGACTTCGGCATTGAAGATCTGGCAGGTAGCGAGTGTTTCATCTTTTTCTATGAGGTCGAGAATGTCAAACGGCATTTGATTATCCCCGCCCCAGGGCATGTAGGCGGTGTGTTCGTCAACGATCACCGGGGCAATGTTCATGTCTTCCTTGAAAACTGCATTACTGTCCACAGTGAACATAGCCCGTGCCTGAATGTCGGGAATAATCTCAACCGATGGAAGTTTTATGCGATGATATATTTTTCGAACAAATATCCTATTCAAGTCTTAAACAATTTCAATTCACTTGATTCTAACTTAGATGAATACTCATGCATTCATCGAGATTTATTAGATTATTAGCCAATTGATAAAAATCTATTATTTGTTTGGATTGGTGAAAAACTTCCAGCAAATAGCAGATATGTGATTGAATAGTATTAGAAGTCAAATCCATCATTTAAAATTGTACTTGTTCATATTCAAGACATAGATACGTCTAATAATGAATATGTCATCGAACTTAAACAAATTTTGAATAAGTGTTCACCTACAAATCTATATTATGGATTATATAATTCGGAATTTCTAAAAAAACTACGAAATGCAAAACAGACCGATAAGAATGTTGCGTTTTCCGATATTCTTCGTTTTTACATACTTAATCGCATAGGTGGGATATATTGTGACTTAGATACGTTTCCAAATAAGCCATTTGATGAATAGTTGCTTAAATACAATTTCTATGTTCAATATTTCAATACAAACGCTAAAGAAAATGCATTATGGACTGACATATACTTTTTTGGAATGAAGAAGAACACTATTGCATTGAATGACATTATGTTGTTTGATAAATCAATACCAGTTCGTACTGATCTATTTTTAAAGTCTCCATATTTTGATGTACCAATTACTTAGAAAATGGCAATTGACAACTTTGATTATTATAAGTAGCAATTTACACAACAAACACTTATGTATAAAAAACAACAGTTTAATGATCATGACTACATTGTGCATTTCTATAACAGAAGTTGGTCATATGATTTAATGTATAATAAAGATGAGTTTAGGATTTAAAACATGACATATATATTTTCAAATTACACATAGACTTCTGATACATAGTTGTTTCAACGTAAATTAAGATCATTTGATTTTAATGAACAATCAACATTTATTCACTTAAACAGCGCAGCTTTATTTAAAAAGGATATAGATTTCTTTAAATAGTATGAAAATTGGTTGTGGTTCAATGCACCGTTTGATGATGAAGGCAATAAATGTTTGTTTTAGGGTTTAATGAAGAGTACACAAGACATTAGATCACTATTTAAAAAACGACTCTATACAATAGACTGTAAAAACATTGAAAATTCTCATAATCCATTGGACTATTCATTGCCTAATACGGACAAGTACAATACGGCAAAATATATGTTTTTTAATTAGTAGTATTATAATAATAAAAAAGCTCCAACAATGGGATTTTAGGTATATTGTGTTCTTAAAAACTACTATGAGCTAATTGGTTAGATCGAGCCAATAATTTTAGTAAATTTCTACGGTCGTAATAACAATGTAATAGATTATAAAGCATTTGATAAATATCATGATTTAATGAATGAAGAACAATGGCTAGCTTCTACTTTCGCTAATAAGATTTTTATTTAAAATGATTAAAGGAAATGACTATGATACCAAAAATACTTCATTTCATTTGGATAGGCAATAAAGAAATGCCTAAATACGCAAAAGCAACGATAGAAAAGTTTAAACAACTTAATAAAGATTTTGATATAAATGTTATAAATTATGACAATTGTTATGCGCATTTATGTGATTATCTGCATAATGATTAGCTATTTTTTGATGCATTTATTAAAGCAATAAACGACAAAAAAACTACGATTAATAATATACAGAACTTTTTAAGTACTTGCAACTACAATCAAGCAGCTTTTTAGAAATTATTTGGTGGCAATTGCAACATATTTCATAACATATATGTGACAATTGCTGATTATCTGCGATTTAATCTATTAACAAAATACGGCGGAATATATTGTGATTTGGACTGCTATCCACTTAAACCATTCGATGATGACATATTATCTGAACCATTTTGTGTTGAATGCAATTATAAAGAAAATGGCCCAGATTTATTTTGTATTGGAAACACTCCAAACAATGTGATGGATATGCCAACTTTGAAAAAGTTAAAAATATAGAAAAACGCGTTAATCGGACAAATGTATACTTAGCAATTTGGCAACCTTCGCTAGAAATTTAAGGATTTAGATTTTGATTATATTGACAACAATTTAATAAATGCCAATGACATCAATAATTATATATATCATTTCTACATTGGTTCAAAATTTGAATAAAATAAACAGCATTATGGAGTGTTTTATGCAATCAAATAACATGTCAAATGAAATGGATTTTTACAATGAATACGCATAGGCTAAATATGATTTTTACAATTAGTTAAATTATGATTGGACAAGCACCGAAAATAATTTATCTACATTAAACGATATAATTGAAACAACTAAAATCGTAAATTAAGTAAATATAAATATAAATTAATAGAAATCAAGCATAGACTACGTAAAGTCTATGCTTTTTCTATTCTAGTAGAATAATAAAAGGAAATAGTAAAATGTGTAAAGTAGCGTTGTATATAGGTGCAGATCCATTTACATTCAATGATCTAGACATAGTTAAGAAGTCAATAGAAACATTTGGATTTGTAAACATATTCTTAGATAGAAAGAATAGAGATGCTGAATATAAACAGTATCTATTGAACTATACTGATAGAGCTGACATAATAAAACATGATCTTAAATAGGAATAGATTGAAGACTATAGAATCATTCCAATTGATGAGACATTTGAAAAAGCAATGAGTGAAAATGACATATAGACATTGCTTCTCAATTTTGACTATCAAGCAAATGTAGACTTCAGAATGATGAAAGTATTGTAGTATGTAAATCCAAATCTAAACATCATGCTTATTAGAGGACAGGGTTACATCGAACCTAAATTCATAAAGACACTTTTAGATTCTGATTCAAGCATGCAGATATATAAGAAGTTCTGTTCAGACTACGCATTCATGAAGCTTAAGATCAAGACCATGAAGAAGATCGGTTTGACTGGACTGATCGGTTCCAATTTCGAAGCATGTCTCGAGCCGTTTAGAAGTCATGGATATCAAATAGTGGATCTAGAAAAATTCATGCGAGACATTAACAATGACAAGCAGTCATTGAATGAGCTTAATCAGAAGATGCTTGAAAAAGGAATCAACGTTTCTGAAATAAGCAAAGAAGGAATAATTGAAGCCTGCAGAAAGTCACGAATTGCAAATGACGTATTTCAGAAATACATATACGCAAA